TATCTCCAATCATCACTCACCTAGCTGGTAAGGATGACAAGCGTTTCCCATTATCTTTCTTGACTGAAGGTGTTGGTAACGTAAAGTCTATCGACCGTCTTGAGTATGAATACCGTGTGGCAACACATCGTTTGAGAACTCGTCCGGTTTCTAAGGCACCAAGCGTAACTACTAACGTAGGTCTTGCAGGCGCTAACTTCGAACTTGAATTCCCAGACAAGCACTTCGTATTTCCTTACGTACTTGTGTCTCAATCGGGTGCTCAAGCTCGTATTATGAAGGAACCAGAATTAGCAGCTGGCGGTTCAGGTTGGAAATACACTCTACAAGTAGTAAACCCATCTACTACTGCTACTGTACCTGCAGCTGACGTTGCAGTTGGTGCATTGTGGGCTCAAATGTTCGCACCTGTAGGTGTTGATTTCTCTCGTGGAAATGCATCTAACTGGGAAACTCCAGGATTGGTACGTAACAAATTGACTACAGTTCGTAAGTCTTACCACATGTCTGGTAACGCTAAAGAATTTGTAGCTGAATTCTCTCTACCAACTAAAGGTGGTTCTACTACCAAGTTGTGGATGGATTACGAAGAGTACTTACACATGCTTGACTTCAAAGAAGAGTGTGAAATGTACTACTGGTATGGTGAGAAAACTTACGATGCTAACGGTCAAACTTTCATGAAAGATGAAAATGGTCAGCCGGTTATCGTAGGTCCTGGTTTATTCCAGCAGATCATCAATAAAGACACTTACTCTACTATGACAGAGACTAAGCTTAAGAATATCATCGGTGACTTGTTCTACGGAATGACTGATGCTGCTCAGAAGCAAATTACTCTGTACACTGGTACGGGTGGTGCACGAGAGTTTGATGAAGCTCTTAAATCACACTTTGCAGGATCTGCAGGAGGCTGGAAAGTAGGTGGTGAAAACCGATTCATTACAGGTAGCGGACGTAGCTTAGGTATGTCAGGTTACTTTACTTCGTACGAGCACGTCGATGGACACTCTGTAAACGTGGTTAAATTACCATTGTTTGATCACGGTGCTGTTGCTCAAGCTCGTGCTAAACACCCTGTTACAGGTTACTCACTTGAGTCTTACCGTATGGTGTTCGTTGACCAGTCTAACTACGACGGTCAGAACAACTTACAAATGATCTCTAAGAAAGGTCGTGAGATGATGCGTTGGTGTGTAGCTGGTTCAGTTGTTCCAAAAGGATTCGAATCGACTTCTGCAAGAGCATCTGATGTAGACGGGGCAAGCGTACACATGTTGAAGACGGCTGGTCTAGCGCTTAAGCGTTTTGACACGTCATTAGACATTCAGTGTGTCGCTTCTTAATAAAGGCGTGTAACGCGGTCTATATATTGGTTTGGTTGAGGTTGTGGGGAGCTTTGCTCCTCACATCCTTACTTTAAAATATAGGAGAGTTATTCTTTCCACCCTATAACAATTAACTAAAAAGAACTGAATTTATGAGTAAAAAAGTATTCATTAGGAGAAAGGACATGGATAGTCACTTACCTAAAGCGGTACGAGCTGAAGCAACAACAAAGCTCAGCAGCGTCTATGTAAATAGACAACCTTTGCACGGTTTTAGTGCAGAGGACAACAAGAAATATCTAAATGGGATTCTTGACGTAGCTCCCGATCACCCAGATTGGCCACGCCACGTAAAACAATTCTACGCAGATTTGACTATTCCTGTAGGATTTACAGGAGTTGAACTAGAGGTAGGTTTAGATGGTGACAATAACCCACTAAGCATAATGGATTACATTAAGTACAATTTTGCACTTAAGCATCCACATGTAGCACTGACCAAAGAGGAGATGGATGGTAACTTTAACAAGCGATTCTATATCCAAGATCTTACAAGAGAAGACAAGGTTAAGAACAATGAAATCAAACTTAAGAAAGACGCGGACAAGGAGTTCATTAAACTTTCTTCTAGTTTACCAAACATGAAACGTGTATTGCGTTTGATGTCTAACAGCAATCCAGAGCGTATGACTGAGGAGCAGATTGAAAACTCGTTATACGAGTTGAAAAACAAAAATGCTAAGAAGTTTTTACGTATTGCTACAGACAAACATTTAGAACTAAAAGCAGAAATTGATGAAATGATTACTGCTGGAGTTCTTAGAAAAATCGGAAATCAAGTTATCTTTATTGATGAAGTTTTGGGTGACACAATTGATGATACAGTTGTACATCTAAAAGACAAAAAGAATTCCGGTAAACTGACAGTCCTACGGGCTAAATTAAAAGAGTTGGCATTGACTTAATATGAATGTAACTGAGATGCATATCGCTGTACAGCAAGGAGTGGATAAGATTAATTCACTCCAGGCTGACAGCTTACTATCCGAAGAGATAGATTTAGAATTGAACAAGAACATGTTCAGATTTATTAATGTCAAGTATGGCAGAAATAACATCTATCGTAAAGGGTTTGAAGAATCTCAGAAACGCATTGATGACTTACGTACGCTTGTGCGCGAGTATGAGGCACCAACAGCTTTTAAAGAGCAGCTGCAAAAAAATATTTTTGTAGATACTTTTACAATTCCGTCTGACTATATGTATTTGGTAAACCAAGTTTCTAGGGTCTACATTAATAACTGTAAGACGATAGACTATTCTTTAGTAAACTTACCAGCTGTAAATTACTTTGTAGTAGACTTTAACAATTTTGTACTTAATAACGCTGATGGAAACTCCGATGCATTTATTAACGGTATAGAAATGAATAAAGACAATATCGCTGCAACAGTTTGGAGTCCGTCAAACAATTTAACTTCTTCAGGATGGTTACCAAATTCTTATCCTGGAAATATTGAAGCAGTTAAACAAGACATACTAAACAATCCAGGTGCTGGATTTAAAATCTACTGGGAAGAGTATGAAACTCTATACGAGCCCGGAAGTTTTATTGTTGTAGTAGATATTAGTTTACATTACTGGTTTAATTGGGACCCTTCTGCAGGAAATTTATCAGTACTTAAAGGTTTACCGTATGTTGAAGATGGTATTACAAGAACTGCTCCAACAGATTTAAATGGGCGAGTGCTAGACGCTAGCTATTCAGAAAAAAGAGAACCAATATCTTACTCAGACCTTCTTACACAAGGGAATAGATTTTCTCAACAAGACGATATTTTTACGCTTTTGAACGATCCATTTAATACCACAAAGCATACGTCACCGTTGACAACAATGCGTGGTAGGTCGATAGATATTTACACGAATGATATATTTATAATAGATTCTGTAAAAATAACTTACATAAGAAAGCCGAAAGAGATTTCCTTATCTTTGGGGGTAAACTGTGAACTGCCTGAACATACTCATCAAGAGATAGTTGCGATGACAGTTGCCAGTATATTAGAAGCCATCTCTGATCCTAGATACCAATCTGCATCAGTGGAGGTTACAAAGAATGAATAGTTTTATTAATGGTAGCCTAAGGTTACCGAAAATTTAAAAAAAATGTCAAGACATTTATTTGTTGGCGCGGACGTTGCTGGAAACGCCAAATTAATTACAGGTCTAATGGCTGACGGTGCTATTGGTATCGAAGCCGCAGGAAAAGCTTTTGATGCAGCTGATGCAGAATTAGATGCTGATTTGTATGTTGCAGGAAACAATGTTCCAGCAGACGCAGATCAAATTCGTATTTTATTAGGAACAGGTGGTAACATGCTTGTATCTCCATGGATTTCTCGCAGAAATGTAATTGCATACAGCGGACAGTCTGGTGCAGCTGCTGTTCCATGTAAGCAAACAGTAACAATTGGTGGAACTTCTGCTGCTGCAGGTACTGTAGTATTAAAGTTTGTTAGAACAGGTGGACCACGTCCAGAGTTCTTTAGTTTTTCTACTGCAATTCCTGCTAATACAGCTCACACAGCTGCTGATGCATTAGTAAAAGCTGCATACGAAGCTGCTGTACTTCCAGAATGGTTAAATCCTGTTGCTGTTGCTACTGCAGGAGCTACTGTAGTATTTTCTGGCGCTAAAAGAGGTGATAGTACTCAAAGCGGTGGTACTTGGGATTACGAGCCTGTTCAATTTGAACTAATTGTAGAAAGCTACGATGGTGGTACTCAAACTTATGTTGCATCTGCAACTCAAGCTGGTGACCCAGGTATTGGTGATGGTTACGCAGTATTGGCTCTTGAAGAGTCTTTGCACGGTGTTAGCCACGGGTTCTATGATCGTTTGAAATTACCTAACAAGCCTGCAGTTAATGCATTGGTAGGTACATCTTACGATATGATTACTTTGGTTGCTACTAAAGACGGAAGCACTTCTCCACAGATTAAAGGTGTGGATAATCTAATCGAGATTATGATTGCTCTACCTGCAGGCTTTAGTGCTGCAACAGTAGTAGCAAACTTGAACGACTACTTGGCTGGCGATTTCACAGCAGTATCAGTTTAAGATTTATTCTTACATAAGACTACTAGGGAGCTTGTCTCCCTACTAGTCTTTTTTATTATATTAGACAAATGGCATTAAACGTATCATATACTGCAGACTGTAACAAAATTATTGTAAATGTTACAGGTGCGGACAGAGCTAAAACTAACACTGTCCAAGTAACTAACGGATCTAGATCTATCGCCTACGAGTTTGATCAGCAAAACGAAAACACACGAGTTGTTACAGTTGCGGAAGTAGGAGGAGATAATGGAATCTATGTAGTTAATCATGTTGTTGATGGAGTTATACTTGCAAGAGCTGCTGTAATTCTATCTTGTGATATTCAATGTTGTTTGGCTAGTAAAATGAATGAGCTGCTTAAATGTGACTGTGATTGTACAAAATGTGCAGAACAATTAGCAGAAGCTCAGAAAATATTCTTACTGCTTAAGACTGCAGAATCAGAACTTGCTTTGGCAGATGAAGCTGGAACTATTCAGCAAATACAGGCAGTAATTGACAATGCTCAAGAAAAGTATTTAACTGCCCAAGACATGTGCGCAGGTCATTGTGGGTGTAACTGTTAAACATGGCTAAGCAAACATTTTTATCATACAAATACTTCAGAGATTCTGCAGGAGTATCTTATGCAATATTTGTATCTCACGATTCTGATAAGGTTGCATCTGTTACTGTAGACCAAGGTTCTAACCTGTCTATCATATCAGAGAAAATTAACCTATTACTTGATGGATCTCAAGAGAACATTATTGAGTATAAAGGTTCTGGTGTACTATCAGTAACGTTTAGCTCATCTTTTAAGCAAGATGTTCCAGTAGCAGAATTAGCTGCAAGTGACGCGCTTAGTCAAGACTTTTCTAGCCTTATAAGATCATTTAGCTTTAGTGTTAATCCTGATGACGGATTAGGCTACAGCATTGTAGATTCTATCTACTACTCAGAAGGAACTCAGTTTGGGCAGCTGTATATATTTCCTTCTTCTACCAATAGCCATTTAGACATAAGTGCTACACAAGATTATTACTACACTTCTGACGGTGCCGCTGCATACATTGGCTCTACAGAATTGCAGAACCAATTTTTAAACGCCATAGACTATACCAATGTAGGTTCTGGCGATACAAACCTAGGTAGGTTTAGAGGAGAAAAAGACGACGGCAGTTCTTTAAGTTTTACTTCTCGTAGCAGTGTTACTACAAATGCCCCAGGACCTAAAGTAATAGGCGGGATCATTTCAATAGCTTTAACTAAAAGAGGTGCAGAGACTAACAGTGTTTGTTTAGACCCTAGAGCTTCTAACTACTATTTAAAAGGCTGTGCCGGTAACTCTTTACCTTGTACTGCAAGTGGGGCTATGGCCAACGATTGTGACGGTGTAGCTCTTACAGCAGATAAGATTAACAGCAACATTAATATAGATGGAGGCTGTTGTACGTACGCAGTAGGGTGTGAAACTTTTGATGTTTCTTTAGATTCTACTAAAAAAGCTTCTAGTGATAACGCTGCAGACGGAACTGCTACATTTGTAGTAGAAGGTGGAACTGCTAACTACTCTTACACAATAGCTGTAAACAATGTAGTTGGATTAGTAGACCCTACAGTAGGTTTTGCAGAAACAACTGTTAGTAGTATAGCTACAGATCGTATTACAGTCAGTAACCTTTACACTGGGGGATATACGATTACAATATCCGATTCTAACGCAACTGCATGCTCTCAGACAATACAATTTGTAGTAGGCTCTAAAGGTGGAATTGCAGAAGGGGTATTTGGATGTCAAACCGGCACTACTGCAATTAATTATGACAACACATATCCTGAAGACTCTGCAGACGCATGTGTGTATTGTAATGATGGAGGTAGATTAGCTGCTGGGACTGCTTTAGCAAATGTGCTAGGACCCTGGGTTTTAGATACAGGAAACTCTACAACAGTTAGGTCTATAAGCGATGGCTCTGGAACATCTTTAAACAAAGGGTCTATAAATTTTGCAGGAATTAAATATCCTGAGCCTTATACAGTTTTAGGCTATCCTAATCTCTTACAGTTTAAAGTAGCTGAAAGTTTTTACAGTACACAAGCTAACCCTATAGATTATTATTTGTACAAAATGCCTTCTGTAGGTTCTGGAATTACAGAATCTGCAAAAACACAGCAAGTAAATTCTCAAAGGGGAGATTTAACACTTTCAAGCCAAGCAACTTTAGTTACAACAGTTTCTACAACTGGTGGAGCTCACATATTTAACAACCGGGCAGCAGGAGAGTATGCTATTCTTGTTAGGTATGATGTAGACGCAGGCGCAGGAAATACAAGTGGTAAGTCAGAACAGTGTTACGAAATTTTTGGACCATTTGTAATTGAACAAGCTGGATGTACAGATGCTAGAGCAAATAACTACAACAGTGCCGCAACATTTGACGATGGCTCTTGCAGCTACTCTGAACTATACAAAGGCTGTACAGATCCAAAAGCACTTAACTACAAAGCATCTGCAGTAGTAGATGACGGATCTTGTGAATACCTGTCAGACAGAAATACAGATGTTTTAGGGTGTACAGACCCTTCAGCAGATAACTACAGCCCATCTGCAAACATTGACGATGGCAGCTGTGTATATCCTACGCAAGGAACTTACAAATGTATAAATTCGAAATGTCAATTTATACAAAATGATTACACTGGTTCTAAAACATTAGAAGAGTGTGTTAAAAAAGGTTGTTCTGGAATAGAAACTGATGAGACAAGGCTTATAGATTTTGCCGGTTTAAAAGTTACGATTACTAGTTCTAATTCATCATCTACATCTTAAAGTAT